AGACAACAATATAGTAGTCCATTTGGAAAATTAAGACTAATATAATTAGTATTATCACCCTCTAATAATGCTGGAGCAACGTTATAATGTACTCTAAATTTGTAAGTAGTATCAGGAACTGGAGCAAACATCATTCTTCCTGAATTAGTGTCTGCCTCACCCGTAGCACCACCAAACATAGCGTAATATTTTGGTTGACCTCTTTTAGCAGATGCTGTTGATGATACGTATTCTTGTAAATAAGTTATATCTTTTTTTTCTAGCCATATGTTAGGTCCTGTAATTTCTGATGTAGAATCATAAACCTGTATTCCTCTTATAAATACACATCCTGCAGGAGCATTGATTGTTTCTTGTCCTGTAATTAAATTACCGGACTGTTGTTTTCTATCCGCGTCTATAGGCACATCTCTAAATATTCTGTACTGTGCGTTTAAGATTATATTCTCTAAAACAGCATCTGTTAATACATTAGAGTCTGTTTCAGTATAACTTCTGATCTGTGTTTTTAATCCTGATGCACTTAATCCAGCCATTATGCCACTAGCTCCTGACAAAGAGGACAAGATTTTCTAAATCTAGTATGTCCTGAACAATGTTTTTGTTTTTCCTCGTGCACTGGAACATCTGGTTCTGGTGTTTTTAAATATAATTCTGCATGTTCATCCATATCCTCTGGACATGCACATTGTTTAATACCAAATAAATTACAAAAAAAGTTTTTAATTTTTTTAATCATGCCG